CCCCCCGCCTGTCATGGACGGTCAATCAGGTCAACCGCCGGATCTAATTACAGGAGAACCATATGCGTGTCGTATACCCAGCCCACCCTATGGTGGCATGGTACCTGAAACGTACCGGCTTCAGGGCAATCACCCTCCCCTGGAAAACAGTCCACATGCTGGACGATCCCCACCTAAACCCCGGTCTCCTCCAACATGAAGCAATCCATGTAGAGCAGATCGAAAGGTTGGGTGTCTTCAGATTCACCGTCTTCTATCTGTGGTATCTGCTGCGCCATGGGTATTGGGACAACCCCCTTGAAATCGAAGCCCGCGATAGAAGTGGACATCACTGATGAAAATCCCTACCAAAACTCCTGAAGACGAAGTGTTCATTGCCATCCTGAATTATCTTGAGGAAAAGCATAGCGGTAAAGACGACGCAGATATCTTAGCTACGACGCTGAGGTTCTTTACAACTTCTATGCTCTCCTTCATAGCTAACACTTCCCCTCCCGGCAATGAAGTCAAGGTGCTGGAGTTAACATACAATGCCATGCGGGATATCCTACTGCAAAAGGTGAAGAGGGAAATCAATTGAGCGACTCCGAAATCTTCGATGCCGACTTTGAAACTCTATCAGAGGAGCAACGTGATGCCATTGCTGCACGGCTTACCAAAACACTCCTACGCTGGAGTAAAGTTAGAGGGGATGAAGCCTTCCTCCTACTCCATGCCAACGACATTGCAGAAAGCAAAACACTGGAAGCAGAAAGCAAGTGACGAGGAGTGGCTAGGCAACCGCACCCTAGCCCTCCACTACTACACCATGGCGGAAACCTACATGCGGCGACACCTCAATGGAGATCTCTATGACCCACCCTTCTGATCTAGTCTTGCGACTTGCATCAGCCCTGGCATTGGTGCAATTCCCCCACAAGGATTGGTCCCTCCTCGCCGATGAGGAGAAAGGGTTCTACACCCAGGACGCCTTCGATTTCCTGCTAGCTTGCCGCCTAGCCAACATCCAGGTGACCTATGACATGCAATGAATGTGGCGGGGCGGGCTTCATCATCCTATGGTCCCGCGTCCCAGCCAACTACCCCACTGGTTGGCACGATCAACCCTACAGGGAGGAGTGCCCGACATGCCAAGGATCAGGCCACACAGAGGAGACAGACGATGAGTAATTCCGATCCCTATCTTGATCGCGACGCGATTCATGCGGCGCTAGAGGCTGACGCGAGGCAATGGCGACGCGACCGCCGAGAACGCATCGCGACGGCGGCGCGGGCGACGGCGTGGGCAGCGGCGGCGACGGAGGCGGAGGCGGCAGGGTCAGACGAGAGGACCGCCCAGGCCGATGAACTGCGCCGAGTCTGCCGCGAAATCGAGGACGGGAGAGATCCGTATCCGGAGGAGGATGAACGATGAGCGATGCATTTAACGCAAGCAAACAAGGAAACGGACAATGAAAATAGGGGTCGAGCTATTAGTGATCACCGCCGAGGAAGCAACGGCGATACAGACGGCGCTCGCTCAACTCCAGACCGCGCTCGATGCGGTGACCCGCGAACGCGACGAGGCGCGGGCCGAGGGGGGGAGGCTGCGCGCAGAGCGCGACACGTTGCTGCTCGATGCGCGCGACTTTCTGCGCTGGTTCAACAGGCATCATCCAGATCCGTCCAGCAATCCAGACCACCCGTGGTGCGCGCTCAACGACAGGCTGAATGCACACGCGGACGTGCTGGCGACTTTCGATTCGGGCGTAGAGACCAAAGAGGCCAAGCCATGACCGACGACATCACTCAACGGCTGCGGGTCACCATGCCGGACTTCAAAGGCATAGAAATATCCTGCCCATGTCGCATTCGATCATTGCTGATGAGGGAGGCCGCAGATGAGATCGAAAAGCTGACCCGCGAGCGTGACGAGGCGCGGGCCGAGGTTGAGCGGCTGCGAGATGCGCTACGGGACGCTCTGGATGGGCTGCGTTACTGGGTTCCCCAAACCAGCGTTGGCGCGGTTGAAAAATGCAGAATCATGGAGAAGGGAATAGAGGCTCTTGAGGTCAAGTCAGCGGTTGAAAGGTGCCGATTTATGGAGAATGGAATAGAGGCACTGGAGGTCAATCCATGACCGACGACAAGATCGCAGAAATCCGCGCGCGGTATGCGGGCTACAGCTTGAACTCAGGCAATGCTGGCAAAGCAAACGAAGATCGCGGCTGGCTGCTGGCCGAGAACGAGCGGCTTCGCGCGGAAGTCGAAAGACTTAAAGAAGAACCAGCGTTGCTGAGAGCAGCGTTGATTGATCTTTGTAATGCCAGCCGAGGCGCCCTCGCAGATGCCTACGGCAGGGCAAGAAATAGCAAGCTGAAAGGAGAAGAGAAATGACTGTCTTTCTGATATCCCTTATCCTTGGATTGCTGGTGGGATTCCTACTATGAGATGGAATGGACACTTCATTAAGGCTGAGGTAGTTGAGAAACCCCAGAAGGTGGCATCTCTCAACGCTACCGATGTGAAGGTACGGGATCTTATCATGCAAGCCAGAGGGGATAAGGAGATTGCCCGCATCCTGGATCTTACATTTGATCAGGTCAGCCACTCAGTGCGGCGTATCCAGAAAGCAATGCAAGCAAGAAACCGTGTCGAGATTGCAATCAAAGGGGTGATGGAAAGATGCTCATGCTGTTCGCGTTGCACGTCCTCGCCTGTCCCCTTGGAGAAAAGCCTGGACACCGTGAGTGCGTCGCAGTAATAGCGGAGACTCCCAGCGTTGCGGAGTGCCGCCAACTCTACCAGGAAATCAAAGCCACGTTGCCAGCCAACTTGCACTTGGGATTCCCCGAGTGTGTCAGACTGAGGAAGAGAAATGAAACTGACAAATAAGTACAACCTTCCCGCCCCCATGGTTGCCGCCTTGGAGGCTGACGAATATGACAACGGTGGTAGCGACATTACCGCGACCTCCTTGTGGAAGCCACCCTACATGGTGGATCTCCAGAAGAAGCACCCCGGCATTGAAGTGGATGCCAGCGATCTGTTGGGATCCCTCCTTGGGGTTGGCTTCCACGCAGTGATGTCTCGCTATGACAACCAAGCCATCAGCGAGAAGCGTCTCTTCGCCCACATCGAGGGTGTCAACCTGAGTGGGCAATTCGACAGGCTGATCCTTGAGGAGGGTATCCTCCAAGACTACAAGGTCACCAGCGTCGCACGCTTCAAGCACCAACTGGTGGAGTCAGAATGGGAAAACCAACTCAACACCTACGCCATGCTGCTGCGTCGCCACGGTGTCGAGGTCAAAGCCCTCCAGATCGTGGCCTTCCTGCGGGACTGGCATAAGGCATCCTCCCAGCGCAGCCTTGACTACCCGCCCCTTCCCGTCCAGGTAGTGACTATCAACCTGTGGGATGCGGAGGAAGCAGAGGCCCGCATTGCAGAGAGGGTCAACCTCCACAAGGATCCCAAACCCTGCACCCCCGAAGACCAGTGGTACAAGGCACCCAAGGTAGCGGTGATGAAGGATGGCAGGAAGACTGCCGTGAAACTCTTCGACACCCAGGGCGAAGCGGAAGCCTTCATTGCCAACGCCAAAGACTCAAAGCAACTCTACATCGAGACACGCAAGGGAGCCTACCTCCGCTGCGAAGAGTATTGCAGCGTATCTTCAGTATGCCCCCATTGGCAATCATTGAAAGGAGAAGAGTGATGGACCGTCTTACAAAGATCCGCCTCTGGCATGAGCATGTCAAGATGCAGTACGATGGCAAGCCTAGTAGGGCACATCAAGATCGAGAAGTCATGCTGTCTGAAATTGACAAGCTGCAAGCGGAGGTCGAGCGGCTGCGCGCGAAGAACGAGAAGCTGCGGGCAGTTTTGGAGATGGTCCGTGATGCAGACGACGACTGTCGCATGGACGGCTTGGCGACAATCCCAGCCGCAGCGCGGCAAAGCATTGATGATGCACTGGAGGCCAAGCCATGACCTCCTGCGTCGCGGCCTACGTATTTGGCTATGTCTGGGCGCTGCTCTGGCACAAGCTCGTTGTGGAAAGGAGCGATCCATGACCGACAAGCAAATCAAACTATTGTTTTCTGTTGCCTTCTTGGAAGCCATTCGTATCAGTCCAAGGCGGTGGGTATATAAAGATGATTGTACCCGTAGGTGGTACATCGTATCGGAAAAGCAGATGTTGGCTTTGGCTGAGCATTGTGCAGATCCGCTGCTCGTTGATGCCTATTCTATTTGGTGTGCCAATAATCTTGCAAAAGAGATGCCTCAAGGTTGGCAACCTCCCGGAAATCCGTATAGGTGAAAGGCTACGCCATGACGTACAAACACATCGGGGGTAGCATCTTCAAAGGTAGCAAGCAACTGATGATCATCGTTGCTGTGGAGGCCAGCCCCAAACTTGTAGACACCATAGCAGAAGAAGTAGTAGCAACTCTCAAAAGGAAATCCAAACGTGATCGACTTCGCAAATCTACCAAAAGTTCCGACAGCACTTGAGATCACCACCCTCCTGGAAGAAACCATGGATCACCTGACAGATGCCGGGAAGAGGGGTGACTTCCAAGGCATCGTCTTCAACAACGATGAAGACGCTCTTCAATGCTATGAAAACTTCCAGCGGTTGGCGGATATGGTCAACAGCTTCATGGGGAAAGACGATGCTTGACAAGTGGGACACCCGCTTCCTCCATCTCGCCAGCCACGTCGCCTCATGGTCCAAGGATCCATCGACCCAGGTCGGGGCCGTGTTGGTGGGGACCCGCAAGCAAGTCGCCCTGGGCTACAACGGATTCCCGCCAGGAATAGCGGACTCGCAGAATCGCTTGACGCACCGGGAGATTCGGCTACGATACACCCTGCACGCAGAGAGGAACGTCCTGGACAACGCGGCTTTCCCCACCAAGGGAGCCACGTTGTATACGACGCACCCGCCCTGTTGCAACTGCGCCCTCAGTATCGTCAGCAAGGAAATCTCCCGTGTGGTGGCACTGCCTGTATGTGATTCATTCCTTGAGAGGTGGGGTGCAGAGATCTTTCAATCTCGCGAGATCTTTCGCGAAGCTAATATCGAATGCAATTTCTAAATGAAGTGGACACACACGGCTGACCTGTCAGCCACCATCAACAAGTACCCCCCTGGTACCACCGTCCTGTTGGACGACCCCGGCTGCGACCCAGCAACCATCAAGCTACCAGATGGCACGCTGAGTTGGGCACATAGAAGCGAAATGGAGAATTTGAAATGCCTGTATTCTCGAAACACCCAAACCAAAAGCGCGTGAAGCTGTTGCTTCTCGGAGATCCTGGGGCTGGCAAGACCGGCCTTATGGCGACCCTCGCCAACCTGGATTACAAGGTCCGCATCCTTGATCTCGACAACAACCTCGGGATCCTGAGTGCCTACCTCAAGGAAGACAAGGCCGACAACATCTCCTACTTCAGCATTGCCTCCAAGGATCCCGACTCCTGGAAGAAATCCATTGCTGTCACCACCAAGTGGGAGTTGCCCGATGAGAATCTCGGACCCCTCGAAAGCTGGGACAACAAGACGGTGCTGGTGGTGGATAGCGCCACCTTCTGGAACGATGTCTGCATGTCTCAAGTCCTCAAGGAAAACGGTATTGTGGACGATAAGAGCGGCTTCGACCGCAGCCTCTGGGACGTTATGCGGAAGCGATTCGAAAACCAGATTGCCCGCCTCACCAGTGACAAATACAATTTCCATCTGGTGCTGATTGCCCACCTCCGTCTTATCGAAAACCAGAAGACAGGCGGAATCGTCAAGGCATTCCCCAGTTTCCTCGGGCAGCAACTCCCCACCATTGTTGCCCGCTACATGAACAACGTCTGGCTTGCGACCCGCGCCAAGGACGGCAAGCCAGTGTTGCAAACGCAGACGACCCGTGATATGGGTTACCTGAAATGCAGCGCACCCCATCGGGTAGTTGCAGAGGCACCATTCGATCTGGGTGCCGTCTTCAAGCAGATCGAAAACTGAAAGAGAAGAGAATAGAGATGACTGATTTCTGGAACAAGACCCTTGAAGGCGTTGAAGATATCCGCGAGATCCCGCCGGGGCGCTACCTCGGTTACGTCTCTGGCTACAAGCTTGATGTCACGCAGGACAACAAGCCCTTTGCTGTCCTGGAATTCAAGGCGCGCGAAGCCCTGAGTGGTCAGGACCTGGAAGGCGTCGAGTTGAATCGCGTCCTCCGCAGCAGCCGCCTCTACTTCACCGACGCTGCTGCCAAATACAGCAAGGCTGCGCTGAAGAAGATCGACCCGGATCTCAACGACAAGATCCCGGCGAAGGAAGCCATCGAGGGTCTCGTCGGCTACGATGTGAAGTTCGACTACAAGGCTGAGAAGTCCCGCGACGGGAAGGAATACATGAACGTCGCTTCCTGGATCGCAGCCTGATGTAGGAACGCTGGGTGGGGATTGGGTTAGCCCCACCCAGCAACCCCTGGAGACTAATCATGGATACGCAGCAAGCCTTCAACAAAGCCTACCTCGGCGTCCTCAAACAGGGTGGCATTTCCCGAGATGAATACGATACTTGCGTGTATCGAATCCAGAAGGGAAAGAGACTTATGAAGTGTGGCATAGGCCACCTCATTGAAAAGAAAGATTACACCCCCGCAATGGAGAAAAAAGACGTTGAGGATCTTTCGAACAAGGAACTTCTTCCCTCGCATCTCTGCCGTCTTTCGCTTGAGTTCCTCATGGACTTACAAGAGGCACATGATGATGTGAAGACAGTTTCCAAGACTCCTTTGGAAGACTTCAAGCAAAAAATGAGGGTGGTCGCAGCCAAATACAACCTGACTGTGCCATGCTGATCCTCCTCGATTATCCATCCGTAGATTCCATGAAGGCGGGGGTCCCTCTTGCGGGATACCCCGCTTCTCTTTTTAAGATTGCCGCAAAGTACGCAGATCTTGGGGCTGTGGAATTCATCACCCTCTTTCCCCACCCACCCCGCTTTGAAAATCCCAGCAACTACTTCCACAAGAAGAAGGAAGTACCTGATGAAGCAGCCGGCAATCCTACCAGCAAGCAGCTTGGATATCTCAAGTCGGAGTTTGTCCCGCATTACAATAGGGTGCGGGATAGGTGCCGAGATGCCAACTTCATTCTCGCTATGGGGGATCTGTCCCTCTGGTCCCTTACAGGGGAGAAGCTATCTGACCATCGAGGCACCATCCTCTACACAGACGATGACATCAGGGTCGTTGCCACCCACCACCCCAGGTCAATCGTAAAAGACCACAGCCTTCTCCCCGTGGTTGCCATGGATCTGAAGAAGGCGTGGCAGGAATCCCAGAAGAAGACATCCACCTTTCCCCGACGCACCATCCACATCGTGGAGGATGATCAGGATGTGGCGGAAGCTACCCAGCAGATACTGAAGGCAGAGTCCTTCGCCTTCGACATTGAGACGGCAAACCAGCAGATCACCATGATTTGCTTTGCCACCTCCCCCCATGAAGTCTATGTGTTTCCCCTGGTGCTACCCTTTGGTGAGGCTACCCCCGCCAAGAAGCAAGCCATCGCCACCCTCATGGCTTCCCCCAAAATCAAGATTGCCCACAATGCCGTCTACGATTTAACCTACCTGAAGCGGGAAGGCTACCCCATCAACTACCCTGTTGATGACACCATGCTTCTCTCCCATAGTGTGGAGATCGAGTGGCCCAAATCCCTGGGCTTCCTTGGCAGCATCTACTGCAACGAGAAATCGTGGAAGCTTCTGAGGGTGGGCAAGGTGAAGGACAGGAACAAGAAAGATGAGTAAGAAGCGGGAGTACCAATCCAACCACAACATCATCTTGGGTGGCTGGGATGAGATGTCCTACCAAGCTCACGTTGATCCCGTGGCCCCCAAGGAATACAGCCCCGAAGAGAAGTTGATGCTGGCTGTGGTGGTTCAGGCTGTGGAGGATGCCACCTCCCCCAAAGTCACCCCCGTTATCCGGGATCAGGCAAGGACTGCAATCTTCACTTCATCGGCAACCAACATCAAAGACTTCGTCCTCTTCCTTGGGTATGACTACGACTACTTCAAGGAGACTGTGGCTCGCATGATCAAGGAGGGCAGGACGATCAATCGTGCTGCGTTGTTTGGGGGTGGTTGACCTCGCCTACTTCACCCGCGAGGACACCATCATCCTCAACGTGATGGTGGATGGTAGCTTCCACAAGATCCCCCTATCCGAAACCCACACCCTATCCCTCTTGAAACAATTGGTGAAGGGGCTGGAGGAACAATGGACAAGTATACCCAGAAAGTGATTGCCTCCTATACGGAGAGAGCCAAGCGGGGCTTCTTGAAGTATGGCACCACCATGGAGAGGGAAGACCTCACCACCCACCAGTGGTTGACCCACGCCCAAGAAGAGTTGCAGGACTTCACCATCTACGCCATGCGTATCATTGATGAGTTGGAAAGGCTGAAGGCCAAGCTATGAAAACCATCACCACAGATAAGCTGCCCCCGATGGATGATACCCTCCAGCACATGGTTTACAATGGGCTGGATGGGATGATGACCCAGGAAATCTACAGGGTCTTGAAGCCAAACAACACCTATGAGTTTGAGAAATCCCTTCTCCCCCTGGCAATCGATATGATGGACAAGGGTATCCTCATTGATCCCCAGAAGAAAGATGTCATTGCCAAGGAGTTGGAGACCTCCCTCAAGAAGGTAGAGGACAACTTCAACTACATCTGCCAGAAGGTGTGGGGCAAGACATACAATCCCCGTAGTTACACCCAACTCAAGGAGTTGCTCTACCAGAGGTTGTACCTTCCGGAGGTGATCGTATCCAAGAAGGGAGAGAAGAAGGTATCCACGGATAGGGATACCCTGGAGAAACTCCACCGGGAATATACCAGGGCTATGCCCATCACCACCCCCCTCCTCCAGATGCGGGACCTATCAAAGACACTGGATACTGTGACAAAGCAGCTATCCCCTCAGGGTAGGTGGCATGCCAACTTTAACATTGGGGGTACGGATACCGGCAGATGGAGTAGCAGCAGCCACCCTTATGGGTGGGCCAGCAACCTCCAGAATATCGATGACTTTGTCCGCCGCATGTTCATCCCCGACCCCGGCTACATCTTTGTAAATTGCGATCAGCAGGGGGCGGAGGCCAGAGTCGTCGGCTACCTTGCGGGTGATGAGACCTACATCAAGGCTGTTGAGTCGGGGGATGTCCACACCATGGTGGCCTCGATGGTGTTTGGCTTTGAGCCGAAGAGGGAGTTGGCTGACCGCAAATACTATCGGGAGATGTCCTACAGAGATATCGCCAAGAGGGCGGCCCACGGCAGCAATTATGGTGGTACTGCCCGCACCATCGCCATCACCCTCAAAGTTGAGATCAAGGTCATCGAGGAATTCCAGAAGCTATACTTCAAGACCTTCTCCAAAATTAAGAAGTGGCACTCCTGGATCCTCCAGGAAATACAGACCAAGCATAGGTTGGTGACCCCCTTTGGCAGGGTGCGTAACTTTTGGGGTAACCCCCACGACGATGCGACGCTGAGGGCAGCCATTGCCTACGTGCCCCAATCCACGGTGGGGGATCTCACAGCCCGTGGTCTCCTCGAAATCTATGGCAAGTTGCCGGAAGTCCAGATCCTCAACAACATTCATGACGCAGCTTTTTGCCAAGTGGAGCAAGATAAGGTTGCCCTCCTCCTACCCCAGATTGTAGAATGCCTCACGCATCCCCTTGAGGTCACCGACATCTTTGGGGTGAAGAGGCAGATGCTGATCCCGTGGGAGTCCCAGACTGGGATGAACTGGGGGAAGCGCAAGAAGGACAACCCCGATGGACTTTCCTGACTACCTTGGTAGCAAATTCCACAGCCAGCGATTGGCAAACAAGATCCTCGCCTACTACAGGAAGCGCGGGCGAGAAGTCTCCGTTGATGTTTTGAAGGAAGGGAATGTGTATGTCGTCCGTTGCAATTTCCGATTCGCGCCACCGACTCCCCAATCGGCGCGAGTCTACGATTGAAGAACTCTACTTCAATGGGGAGAGGTACCACATCTCCTACTCCATCCATGGTGGGGAGATCCGGGAAGTCTTCGTATCAGGACCTCGGGCTGGCACCGATCTCTACGCTATCTGCTGCACTGCCGCCACGGTAATCAGCATTGCGTTGCAGTATGGGGTACCCCTGAAGGTGATGCGGGATGCTTCCTTGCGGGACAAGCAGGGCAACCCCACCGAAATCATTGGAGCGTTGCTGGATGTCTTATGTGAGGTTAGGCCAGAGGCCGAGAGTGCTGCCGCGCGATACATACAACACTCTGCAAAGGCGCGGCATTAACTACGAGAAGAGGGTTGTGCGGGATCTTGTCCTCACCCCCGGCTACGAGGATTGCACCATCCTCCACGGACAATGGCTGTATGGGAGTGAAACCTTCTGCCAGCCAGATATCTTGGTGTTGGTGGGTGGCAGGGTCATTGTGCTGGAGGTGAAGCTATCCCGCAAAGCTTCCGTATTCCCCAAGATGCGAGACAAGTATGTGCCTTGGGTACGGCATGCTTTCCCCGGCAAGATTGCGTGTGGTCAGATCTACCGCAATTTGAATGGCGGGAAGCCCGACGACTTCTGCCTGGAATACTTTTTGGGTTTGGGTGACGGCATGTATGGAGAAGTGATATGGAAATAGGAAGGACAAACCTCAATGTCCCTATGCAACTGCGGGTGCAGTTGGAAGGGGAGTCCGTGGTTGTCTACATCATTGCGGATTCCATCGACCCCAACCGCTTAAGCGTGAAGTTGGATACCTTGTTGTGGGAGATGGTGGAACCCCTGGGTTTCATGGGGAAGTATTCCCCTGAGGCTGCGGAGATGTTGGATGCGGTGAAGAAGGTGGTGGATCAGAGGTATCGACAGGTTCGCAAGAATCTAGTTTGACCCACCTGATGCGGACTTTGGGGGCAGACTTGTTGGGAATGATGCCAGCCAGTCTGCCCTCCTTCCGCAACCTATAGAGGAGGCGGGACCTTTGGGGCATCGTCAGTTTCCTGCCGAGAACCTTCTCGATGTTTCGGATCCGGAATTTATCTACCTTGTAGAGGTAACAGGTTATCCGGTAGTACTCAGGGAAGGTAATACCGTAAGGCATCACCTTCCCCGTATTGCTTATCAGCATCTTGTAGTTGCCGGGCTTTGCCCGGAACAAACTACTCTGCGATAATCTGTATCTTGACATACTCAAGCATGCCGACGAGACGCATGCGGGAGAGTAGCCCAGCAATACTGCCGAAGCTACCCCCATCCTTAGTGGTACCAACAACGACGAAGCTTTCCACCTCGTTGTTTTCCACCATCCGCTTCAGGTCTTGGAAGGCACTGAGAACTTGAGGGATACCAGTATCCCCGTCCTCCGCTGGCTTGAAACCTTCTTCTTCCCGAGAGGGAAAGGTGAAAATGTTGGAATCACTTGACATTCTTTTCCCGCTTCTTCTTGACCTTGGGCTTGCCCTCAGCCATCTTCTTCTTCATTGGCGGGCGTGAGATCTGCATGTTGATGTTGGCGCGGCTGATAGCCTCCAGCATTTCGATCTGGCGCAGGAGGAGTTGGCGGATCTCTGCAAGGCCAACGTGATTCATGTCGCTGTGAAAGAAGCCCTCGATGTGGGGCGTCCTCACAGAGTACTGGATGTTATCGATGATGTGGGTGGGGAAAGTATGCATAGGTATGGCGTCCTAGTTGAGGCGAAGGGAAAGGGATGCACTGAGGATGCGGGAGATCCTGGAAGTCCACCCCCGCCCAAATGTAGGGAAGTGATCCAGGCTATGCAAGAAGAGATAACGACTTTGGCACAAGTCGAAGATTAGCTGGTTGGCATCCATGGCCCATACTTCACGCTTGGTGTCGGGTCCGAAAATACCATCAGCTTCCACATCCGCTACCTTCTGGAGGTGCCGGATTGCTGTGGTGGGTCCGGAGTTAACTGCGAAGTCGAAGACGGCGAGGTTCACCCCCAAAGGAAGTTCATCTCCCCGCACCTTATCCCAGTAGAGTTTCTTGTAGGCGGGGGTGACATCGGAGATTGTGAGTTTCTTGATGTCATCGATGGTGGCCTTCTTGCCTGTGAAGGTCTCCCAGGTTTTCCGGGTGATGCCGTGGTTGGTTGCCCCGCCCGGATCTTCTGGATGATCTATGAAGCCCCCCTCCTCCTTGAGGATGTAGGGCAAGCAGGATTCAAAGGTCATCGGGCTTTCCACTTATCGAAGCTACGGGTTGCGGTGTAGCCGAGGTAGCCAGCACCGAACAGCCACCAGAGGGATTCGGGGATGGCGTTGAGGAGGCTTCCCAAATTTGTGGCGGCGGTAGCCACATGGTGCGGGAACCAGATGCCAATGACGGATCCGGCGACACACATGAGGATGATGAGGTACATGACGTATAGGAAAGAAGGTCGCGCCCTGCTAGTGTAAGGGTCTGAGGATTGGGCCTCCGCGAGGATCGCAGACATGGATACCTTAAGTTCCTCAAGGGCACCATCCTTCTCCATCTTCAAGAGTTTCAGCTTGGCCTCGTCCCTCTCCTTATCGCTGGTGAAGAGGCTGTCGATGAGGCTGAAGAGGGCGGGTGCTACGGCACCGATGGCTTGGATCATTTGGCTTTTCCTGATGGGGAGACGGGCCACGACTTACGCTGGGGTCCTGTCTTCTTTTTAGACATGGTGGATTTTTGGGCGGGAGTCATCTTGGCTGCGGCAGCGGCTGGCCTACAGGCGGGGTACCCACGCTTGGACTTCTCAGATCCACTTCTCCCACAGTCTTTGCCCGTCTTGATGTCAACCCACTTCTCACCAAACCATTTGCCAAGGCCGCCCTTCATTTCTTCACGCGGTTATCCGCGCCTCCCCAACTGCCACCCTTCTTCTTGTATTCCTTGGCTGCCCACGCATTGGCATAGGCGCTAGGGTATACGTCGAATTTCTTCTTGGCTGCCGCTTTGGTTGCAGCCCACAGCTTAGGGTTCTTTGGGGTAGACTTCATCAGCAATTCCACGCCCGCAGGGATTTGTTAATGCGAGAGTCGGGATCGTTGGCAGTCTTGGATGAGGTGAGTTTCTTTTTCATACCTTTCATCCTGGCACAGAATGAATCGCGGCGAGGGCCACCCTCAGGCTGCGGTGCCTTGAGTCCAGGCTTGCCTGGGTTAGCCCTATTGTAAGCTGCACGACCCTTGGCGTTGAGTCCACCTTTGGGGTCCTTGCCTTCCTTGCGCTGCCATGCGGGGGTCTTAGCCATAGGATTGCTGCAACCTCTGGATGCTGATGAATTCCCAGCCACCCTGAGGGAACCCGTTGGAAACGTCCCGAAGCAGGGTAACGCCCGAAGTCCACAGAGCCTGGGCGGGACCAGCATACTCCTCTTTTTGGTTGGGGTCAAGATAGCAACCGGCCACCAACCCGAAAAGTTTGCGGGATCCTGTGCGGATCGCCGTGTCCCAAACGTGGCTGTGGCCCATCACGCAACTGCGGTACTGCTTCTTGATGAGGTTGGCTGCGGGGTACTCCCCACCCACGGGCTTGCCCATCACCCCCGTCACGAAGTAGTGGGCGAAGGCGATACCCCCGATGGTGTGGGGTCGGAGGAATGGGATGGTATCCCACTTCCGCAGATCCAGGTTGGGGATGGCACCCCGCAATTCTGGATTGAGGGAGGTAGCCCGGTTGAGTCGGTCCTCATGGTTACCCATAAGGAAGACGAGGCGGCAACTTAGTCTGTATTGTAGGATCTGAATGGCAGTGTTGGCAGTGTCGAGATCCTTGGCAATAGTCCTGCCCTCAAAGCATGCCTTCTTGCGGGAGTTACCTGTGAGGGTACTTCCATCGTAGGAGGAGAGGGATGGCATATCAGCGAGGTCCCCCAAGCAGACAACTACATCCGGGGTCTCATCTTGGAGGTATTCATTGAGCCATGCGAAGCGGCGGTTAGATACCCCCGGCTTGGCGTGACAGTCCGGGATCACCAGGATATTCATTTGAAGATCTCCTCGACGGTGGGCAGATGCTGCTTTTTGTCACCAAGAAGGAGTTTCCACATGGTGGGTCCGACGCCTTCCCCGTGGCAGTAGATGCGGATACCCATGGAGAGGGTGTTGGTGAAGAAGTGCTGGGCATCCTGGGATGCGGCAATCAACTCACCCGTACTCCAGAATTTCTTTCCTGTCTGGCCGATGGTGATCTCCATGTATTTGGGGCGACCCACATCGTCCTTGGCGGATTTGTCGATTTGGCTTTCCGGGTAGGAGAAGTCGAAGCCGAAGAGGTGGTACTCCTGGTAGCCCAAGGAGTTGCCGATGCTGAGGGCACGCCACGCAGCACAAGTCCCACCGTTGATGAGGAGGGATCCTTCAGGGAAAACTTCCGACTTGATGAGGGCCTGGGTCATGGCATGCCAGCCCCAGACATTTTTGGTTTTGCTGAGGATGTGGCGGGTGACTGAGGGATCCGACATGGATGCCACCAGCACCCGAGTCTCCTGCGGGATTTCCTCTAGGAGGTCAGTCCTCTTGATGCCGTGGGTGGAGATGCCATCCACAGCACGGGGATCCAGCAGTACGAGATACTCAGGGGAAACGCCCCAGGAAACCAGTGTGGGGAGGCTGTGCTTGACACAGGCGATGTCAGCCCCCTCCTTCCACATCTTGATGATCTTGTCCTTGCGTTTATGGATGTCGGGACCAGCAGAAACAATCAGCATCTTGCGATTGTGGGGCTGGGCCTTGCGGATCCACCGACGCAGCAACTTCAAGTTTTCCTTGACGTTGTTGATGATGTGGTCCTTGGGCATGCAGTCTTGGGCAGTGACCTTGATGGGGGCCATGCCAGATCCCGCTGCGGGAAGATCCGGAAGGTACGGTCCCACGGCAGCAATCTGCACGATGCCGCCACCAGAGACAGGGTCCTTGCTGCTGTAGATCTTCTTGGGTCGGGAGATGGTGGAAAATACTTGGGCGACGCCCTGGTACTCGGGGGCGGGGATCTTGCCCTGGGGATCCTCCACGTAGTAGTCATCGAAGACCACCACGGGAATTCGCTTGCACATTCCCCAATCGTGTGCGATGGTCTCGCGGGAGTGGCCGCCATCCAGCCACGCGAAGTCCGCAGGGATTTCCCGCAGCGTCTCCTTGGTGTCACCTCGGATGAGGTGGAATTCGAAGACCTTGTTCTTTTTCTCCATGGCCTCCTTGAAGGTGGTCAGCTTTGCAGCGACTTCCTCCAGGGAGAAGTGCTTCTTGATGTTGTGTTCTTTGCTGTCGGTATCAGAGTTGGCTTCCTCGAAAAGATCGTACCCGTGGTAGACAACGTGATCCCACTTGGAGAATGCAATCTGCGCCATCTGGATGGCACGATCCCCATTCCAGGTCCCCGTCTCAAGGATTACCTTGGGGGTGTAGTGCTGGACCAGGGCGAGGAGTTGATCGTAGCGGGACTTGAATGCCAGGGTTTTGTTTTTCCGGTCCCCCTTGAGGTGGGTGAAGACATCTTTCAGGGGACTGTTGGCAAAGGCATCCAAGCCCATGTAGTCTGGATCCACCAGATTGTGGGTGGTGAGGTCATGCAACTTATGGAGTTGGAGGACCCTTTCAAAGACGAAGGCGTCAGTCCACTCCTGGTAGTTGAAGATCTCACCCGACATGTAGATGTCGTAGAGGTCGGCAATCAGGGTGCGTGCTTCCACACCCTCAAAGTAGATGAAGCCCGTCTCGCTGTAGTTGATTCCCTTGCGCCCCAGGTGGGTGATGCTGGGCTTGCAGATGGAATGCAACCAATCCAAGGTGAGGGGACTGTGGGTGACGACATCCGCATCCAGCCAGATGAAGGGGACATCCACCTTCGCGGCGTCGTGGAGGGCAAAGACTTTCGCGGAAAACTTGTAGGCATCCAGGCGATAGTTGTAGCCCTCGGGGGTGATGCCATTCTTATCTTTGTGCTGGTTTCGGAATTCGTTGAAACCTTCCACATCTTCCAGGGCTTTTACCTGGAGGGGGACTGACGTGTGGCCGAGGATATCGTTGACATCCATCCCGTCCACGTAGACCTCAAGGCTGATTCCTTTTTCCCAGAGTCGGGTCGATTCCAGGAAATTCTTTCCGTAAAGGTCCCAGCCCTTAGGTCCCCAAGAAGTAATGATTCTCATTTGAAGAGGTCCACTGTATGATTCCAGTTGAAAAATTCGTGTTGGACGAGGAGCTTTTCCCTTTCCCACGCGGGGGCATAGGGGATTGTCTTGTAGTTAGGGAACCAGGGTCCACCCTCAGTGAAGTGGACAGCCTTGACATCCTCGTAACTGTAGCGGGTGGTGGGGCTGTGATGTGGAAGCCAGTTCCAGGTTTCATCGATTTCCCCAATGGAGTCGGTCCAATCAAAACCGTGGAGCCACGACCCCTTCTGGGTGTTGACAGCTTCCGGGTCAAGGTTCCGCAGATCGGGATGCGATGGATTGAAAACCATCAGGGACGACCACAGCTTTCGATGGTACTGAGACTGCTGCATCCCGTCCATCTTGATGGCTTCTACGGGTTTGAACTTGTGTTTCACCACGGACACCGCGCACTCGGGATCCACGAAATCGATCATCTTTTGGATGTCGTCAAGAAACAGGAAGTCGCAATCCGCGAAGACCACAGGATCCGTGATGCCATTGCGGCTGGCGATGTGGGGTACGAGGAAGCGAGAAAACGAGAAGTCCGTAGAGAAAGGTCTCCCGTCAACTTCGTCAACCATCTGGTTGTTTTCGATGCGGTGTTTGCGCCAATACATTCCCGCAGCCCGGAGGGAATCCAGCTTCAGGGGGGTGATGACGCAGGGGACGCTACAGTGCCGCTTGGCGCTATGTGCGGCTACCTTGTAGGCGATGTCTTCCCGCGCGTCGTATCCAATGAAGATATGCAGCATGCACCCAGTATAGGTGGGGCATCCTAAGGGTGCAACAGATTTATTGGATCCGCTGGAAGTATTCCTTCTCTACGGATTTGGGTACGCCCCCCGCTTGTGGGTAGAGGATGGACTTGACCTTGCGGGAGATGCTGCTGTTGAAGCTTTCAGGATCCTGGATGATGCGATCCCGCAGAGGCCTACCCTTGTCGAAGTCAATGATCTCATCCCGGAGTTGGAGGGCTTCCTGCCTGTAGCTGGGATCCTTGGTCTCCGCAAACTTTGCCATGGCGCGGGCAATCTTGTCGCTATAGGATTGACGGAGGGAGTCCATCTTCTCCCCCAACTCCTTGGTTTCCTGCTTGGCTTCCCTGGCCTCTGCCACCTTGGTGGGGGTGAAGCCGATGGATACCTTCATGATGTCTGCGAGATCTCGCATCTCCCGCGCGGGCAGGGTAGGCTCCAATTTACCGGGGGTGATGAAACCCTCCTCCTGCATGGCAACACTGCGGGCCACATTCCTTACGGATACGGGGAGAAGGGAGGCGATAGCCATCCACTCCATCCCCCGCTTCCAGTAGTTGACGGCATCCGCGCCGCCCCCAACCACGGCAGAAAGGAAGGGACCCATGTTGAGGAGATCGAGGTTAAGGACATTCTCCGGGATGACTTCCATAGCCGTCCTCTTGGAGATGTCAATTCCCATGGCGCGGAAGGGACCACTAAAGACGTAGTCGGCCAACTCTGCGGGGGTGCCCAGCATACCCAGGCCGGGGACTTCTTGGAGGACACCCTGGAGGGCTTCCCGCAATTCTGCCCGCAGGGCAACGGGGGAGATACCCATGGAGGGGCCAGCCAGCTTCAGCAGTTTTTCGAGGAGGTCGCCCCCGGCAGAAGCAAAGGGAAGACCCCACAACCCGGCAGTAGCAAAGACACCAAGGAGGTGGAGACCCAGGATCTTCTTGCCGACATCGGTGGAGAGGATACCCTTGCCGCCATAGTATTCCATGGCCCGCCGCTGGAAGCCCAGCATCTTGAAGGTGAAGGGCATGAATTGAAAAGCCAACCCACCCACAGGGCCACGCATGTATTGGGCGCGGAAGGGTTTGCCCATGGTGAATTGGGATTCGCGGACCATCCACTCCACAGCGTCCATGGGTGTGGAGACTTTGTCACCTACGTTTTCTGCCATCTTCTGGAGACGCTTGAAGGCTTTGGGGTCCTTCATCATGCGGTAGGATGCGAGGCCTGTGGCTAGGCGATTTACGGTTTCCATTGCCGCGAAGGCGAAGGAGGAAACATCCATCACCTTCCCGACATTCTTGCCAAGGGCGTAGAGGTCTGGATCTTGGCTGCGGGCAAGATAGGAGGGGGCTTGGTCGCGGGTAAGGAGGGCTTCTGCCATACCCTCCGCAAACATCTTCCGGATCAAATCCTTCTCATCTTGGGGGATGTTGAGTTTATCTACATCCAGGATTTTTGCGGGATCAAGGCTGGAGAATTTGATGTTGGCTAGGAAGATACCGGCTGCCCTGGAGATTGCAACGGCAGCATTGCCGGTACCCCCGATACCCGATAGGAGGGGCCACGTAGTGTGGAGTAGCTGGGTCGGCTGGATGAGGGCCGAGGAGATATTACCACCCAAGGTGTAGAGGAAGGTAAGATTCTTCAGCTTCGCTACGGTGGACTCATCAGTGTGTAGGTATTCTTCCGCCTTCTCCGCAATCCTCTTCACATCGGGGGAGGAGATGGCATTGATCGCATCCCTCCGTCCACCTTCAGTTGCCTTGTTGGCAATGTAGTCGGACATGCTGAAGACGTAGGCGGGGAAGGTGCTGCGGAAGTAGGTGTCGTAGTTGTCGGGTCGAAGCCAGCCGGGGATATCCTTGCGGCGCTTCAACCTACCCTGCCGCCCACCTTCCCTCTC